CGCATAACGATGGCACGCATAACGATGGCACGCATAACGATGGCACGCATAACGACGATAATAAACCAGGTAATATTAACAAACTATTAAATTTCGTCCCATTCGAAACCATAGTAATCGAACCCAACAATAAAAGATGCGAAAATAGCGAAAGAATATCCGCAAGAGAAATGGTTATACAGACCAATATAAACCCATTTCTTAATAATAATTACATAGAAGATATTAATGTCCAGGATACTATATTGAGACCAAAGGACAGTAACTTTAACGACTAGTCTATAAACTATAATCAATAAATAACTATTTAAATAGGTAATAATAAAATTATTAATGTCTTATACCACACAACACGGGTTATTGTTAAAAAAACTAATGGAATATTATAAAAAAGATAATAATATAGATAATATTTTACCGATTATAAACGGGGAACATAAGGTATCTCTTAGATTAATAGATTGGTTTGTTACAAATTATAGTAAAAAGTTTTTTACGCAGTTGGAATCCAAAACTAGGATAAAATTTAAAATTTATACCGATTATAAGTTGAAATTAAAAGCGTATTCTAAAAAAAGATTTGACCCCTTTTGTAGATGGGATAGAATAATGATCCCTTATAACGATAATTCCAGCATTCAAACAACGTTGGGTCAATTAAATTTTTTTAAATGGATACTGGAAAACGATATACTCGCTTATATTGAAAATAATATAGTTGAAATAGAAGCCGATATGAATAAAAGAAGTAGTTCGTCGAAAAATAAAAAAATTCAGAGCACGAAACAAACCAGGAAAAAACGCAAAGAGTTGTCTGTTTCCGCTGTAAAAAGCATTAAACGCGAAGAAGTAGAAATAGTAGTTAGATTTGATTAGTATTCGTCATTATTTATTATTTATTATTAATAATAAATAATAAAAATATGTTTATAATTAAATATATTATGGGGAATTCGGTGTCCACGAACAAAATAAATTTCGAAGACTTGCAGGGTGTTTTACATAAACACAAATCACATTTAATTATAAATACTTTGGGGGAAGACGAACAATCTTGCTTAATAACGGGAACAATGGATAGCAAAAAGGAAGTTGGTATTATAAATGATCTTATAAAAAAAGGTGTTAGTGATATTAATATAATTATTTATGGTAAAAACTCAAACGACGAAAGCATTTTTAAAAAAAACACATCATTGTATAATTTGGGGTTTTATAACATATATATTTATACCGGTGGGTTATTTGAATGGATGTGTCTACAGGATATTTATGGCGAAGAAAATTTCCCAACAACCTCAAAAGAAGCAGACATTTTAAAATTTAGAGCCCCGGAAAAACTTAATGGGTTATTATTAACCAATTCATAATATTTGGCGAACATTTATTAGATTTATTAAATTGATTTAATAAATAAATAACAAGTATAATACATTAATAGGATATTTATGGATTTATCACAAAGAAAACTTTCACAAAAAGAATGGGAATCACTGGAAATCCCAATAAGGGGCAGGGAATTGAAGGTTTTGAAAATGCTATATGATGGTTTTGATAATGTAAACGTTAAACATAATGACACGCAGACTATGATAAATTATATAAAATTAGATGATACCCCGGTATTACCAGATGATAACTCGGTTAATTCCGGTAAGAAGGAGAGAATGGATAAGAAAAATAAGAAAAGAAAGGATGATATTGATTATTACATTTATAATAAGTATTTAAATGATAAAATGAATCGTGTTGCCGAAAAGTTAGAAAATAAAATACCAATCATAAAAAAAAGGAAACTAACGCTTAAAAAGGCGGACATAATCCGTATTGAAAACATGGAATCTAAAATCCATAATATAAAAGATTCTATTTTCGAATTTATCCTACTTGATTTAGTATATAAATTTAGTGAATCCGAGGGTGGGAGTAAAAATAAATATTATTATACAATAGTTAAATTATTCAAATATAATATATTAAATATTAACACCATTTTGAAAGACAATATAACATATTTAATTGATGAATATTCAAAAACGGCAGATAAAGTAACCTTCATTGAAAACGCATATGATTACATCGAAAGAAACGAAGAGGTTACGAAATATAAAGATTTAACTCTTTTCCCGCATCAAAAAAAATTATACACGTTTGCAAAACAACCCGGTAATAAGCTAATATTCTATCAGGCACCCACGGGAACGGGTAAAACCTTGTCGCCCATTGGGTTGTCGAAAAAATACAAAATAATATTCGTATGTGCAGCAAAACACGTTGGTCTTCAATTAGCAAAGGCGTGTATCAGTTTGGATATTAAAATCGCGGTAGCATTCGGGTGCAAAGATCCGGGAAATATTCGACTTCATTGGAACGCCGTTAAAGAAAGTGTTAGAAACAGAAAAACCGGTGGTATTTTCAGAGTGGATAATTCTGTTGGGGATAACGTGGAGATAATTATTTCGGACGTTCAATCGTATCTATCGGCCATGAATTATATGACAGCATTTAATAAACCTGAAGATATACTGCTTTTTTGGGACGAACCAACCATAACGTTGGACTATGATACACACCCGTACCACGAAATATTATCCAAAAATTGGAAGGAAAACATTATCCCAAATGTGGTTTTATCGTCGGCAACTCTCCCATCTCACACAGATTTATCGGATATGATGTCCGGTGTGCATGAAAAATTCGAATCTCTGGAATTTACACCAATCACTAGTTATGATTGTACTAAAACTATACCGATTATAGATACAAAGGGTAAAGTCGTCCTTCCTCATTTGATATTTTCAACTCACGGTGAAATCAAAAATTGTTTGCGACACATAAGAAATTTTAAAACGCTATTGCGACACTTTGATATTAGGGGAATAACACAATTCATAATTTATGTTAATGATAATTGTCCTTTAAAAGAGAGATTTAAAATTAACAACCATTTTGAAAATATTGAGTCTATTGATATTATATCAATTAAATTATATTATTTGACACTTTTAAAATTGGTTGGCGATGATTACGAAAAAATATATCAGCATTTTAAAATGAAAACAACAACTGAGTTTGAATCAACTATCATGCTAACCACTAAGGACGCATACACACTAACGGATGGGCCAACTATTTATCTTGCTAGGGATGTTGATAAAATAGGAGACTTCTGTCTAAAGACGGCAAAAATACCAAAAGTTATGATAGATTCCATAATGGAAGATATTGATACCAATGAAGACATTAGGCTCGAAATAGAAAAAATAAGTAAAGAAATTAATAAGAATAAGGATGATAAAAAAGAAGAAGATAAGGATAAAGAGGCCGTCCCCGAAATTAAAACGGAATTATTGGTTGAAAAATGCGAATATCTAAAAAGACAACTGAAACGAATACAGATGGGGACAAAATTTATCCCAAATAATATCGAGCATCTAAAGGTATGGGGTAAAGAAGATGTGGGAAACGCTTTCACGAGCGACATTAACGATGAAACGGTTGAAAAAATAATGTTGCTGGAAGTTTCTCCAAAATGGAAGATTCTTTTATTAATGGGCATAGGTGTATTTTCACTAAATAATAGCGATGATTATGTATCAATTATGAAGAATTTGGCAGAAAAACAGAAATTGTATTTAATTATAGCATCCACTGATTATATTTATGGGACAAATTATCAGTTTTGTCATGGATATATAGGTAAGGACTTGAATGGTATGACACAGGAAAAAACAATCCAAGGATGTGGGAGAATTGGGCGATCCGATAATAAAAAGAATTATAGTATCAGACTAAGAAATGACGATATCGTAAACACGCTATTTACAAAATCCGAAAACAATATTGAAACCAAAAACATGAATGAACTATTCGCATGATAATATCAAGAGCATCGTAAATATTATATAAATAACATTTAAAACCATTATACGATATGTTATACATGATTCATACAGGTACTTTTTGGGGAGCACCCGATACAACGGTTAATTTTTGCGAAAGTAAGTATAATAGGTTTTATTTTATAGCAGAATATTATAATACCCTATCAGCTGGTTGCTATATGATGGTTGGACTATTAACATTTTTTTTCACTAGATTAAAGTTTTTAGGTAAAATAGTGTTTTTAATTGGATTGGGAACAATGCTATTGCACGCAACCTTGCGACATTGGGCACAGATGTGTGATGAAATATCGTTGTTATTATTGAGTTTTTATACAATAGTGGAATTAAACCCACTTACGCCAATGTATATTATTTATCCATTGTTGATATGTTATATTTTATTCAGCAATAATTTTGCAATGTTTTTCTTTATTTTCACTATAATGCAAATAGTAATCGCTAAATATATAAAAAAAACAATAAATAATAAGAATAGAAAATGGATAATATTATATACTGTTAGTTTTATAGCGGGGTCCATATGTTGGATTTTAGATCAAATATGCGGTAAATATGGTATTGACTTATTAAAAGATTATCAATTCCATGCGTGGTGGCATTTACTCACGGCAACCGCGTGTGGGTTTGGTATCATAATATTACATATTGGGGGGCGGGGGTAAATACGTTTTATTATAAATATTTATTGTTTTATTATAAATATTTATTGTTTTATTATAAATATTTATTGTTTTATTATAAATATTTATTGTTTTATTATAATTTAATTGGAATAAGCAAGTCCACCCATACCACTCATTACTCTAAGAACGTTATAGTTGGTAGCATAAACTCTCACCTTGGCAGTTCTTTCAGCCATAACGGTTTCGGACGAAAGAACGAGCTGGAGGGTGGCATTGTCTATTCTTGACATATTACACGTTCCCGAAGGCTGGTGCTCTTCTGGGCGGAGAGCAAACGAGTAAACATTGATACCCGTGTCGGGTGATCGCGTGTGATGCTGGAAAGGTTGGACGAGGTCGAAATAACTTCCCTCGCGCTCCGAAAAGCGGTCCTGTCCGTTCAGCTGGAGTTTCGCCGTCACAACCGGGTTCTCTCCCCAACAATGGAGACTGAGTGCCGTCTCGGCGAGAACAAATGCGCCAGCGTCCGATACACCCGAATCCCCCGTGTGCGCGTCTACGGGGAACGGGACAGATAAAGAACTTGACGCCGACGACCCCCAATCGTACGCTGTTCCACTTGCGGTCCCCACCCAATTCCCTGCGCCCGGATCTTGGAATACCCCACTCGCAGTGATAAACGCCTCCGACCCACGTACCGCATTTGGTCCCGAAAACGACGCAATACTGTTTGTTAAGGCATCATATGTATCGGTATAATTGAAAGGCTGTGCCCCAAGAAGCTGGTTTAGGGTTGTTCCACCCTGCATAGATTTGCAGTAATCTACGACATCGTCTCTTTGTACTACCCAAATTAGTTCCTTACACGGGTGATTAAAGTTAAGCTTGATCTTATTTGACGAAGAACCGACGGATTCGGCACCAGTGAACTGGAGCTGTTCGATAAGGTATTCGTGCGGGTTTTGAGCCATACGTCTACGCTCATCTGTATCAAGGAAAACGTAATCAACGTATAGTGAGGCCGAAACAAGCGACTTGGAGAAAGACGCCGAGTCTTTAGTGACGCTATCATCATCCTTGGACATCGAATTCACGGCAAAAAGACATTCGTCGAGGGCTCTAAGTTCCAAGTTAATACGAACCTCGTGGTATTGGAGGGCTATCAGCGGGAGGGCGAGACCCGGGTTACGGCAGAACCACAATTGAAGTGGGACGTATAATGTAGTTTCCGGAAGCGCGTTACGTGGAGCGCAAACCGCGGCGGGTGCACTTCCATCCGAGCAAGCCGACTGGACGTTGGCGAAACTGGGGTCAATAAGATATGTAAGCTGGGTGGTTTGCCCAACCATCTTGTTGTAACCACGCTCCTGTTCCGAAGTTAATGTAAGCTGGTTCCAAATGTGCATCCAGTCACCATACTGGCGATCAATGCGCTGTCCCCCGATCTCAACCTCAACCATAGAGATGAGCTGCTCTCCGGGGTAATCTAACCACCTGGCGTAGATTGAGTCCCCCTTGTCGTTGCAACAGTTCTCCTGTCCAATTTCGGGTAATGTAACCTGAAGGTATGTTCTGTATGCAAGATCTCCGTTTCTTGAGATCGTGCACTGAACTCTGCGACCAAAGTCGGCCTGGCCATTAAAAGTCTGCTCGATAGACTCCATCGCAAAGTTTGTGTGTCTGCGGTAGGTAACCTTCCAGAATGTAATCTGGGGGTTTCCCGTTAAATATACGTCTTGTGCGCCATAAGCTACTAATTGCATTAATCCTCCTCCCATAGTTATAATATTGCTAAATATAATTAATTAAATAATATAATTAATTGTACTACATATTAAAAGATGCAAGTTTCCCAGATAGTAAATTTTCTTTCATGAATCGTAATAAGAATTCGTTGGAAAATATCTCCTTTTTGTCACAATGTTTTTTTGTGAATATATATTTATCGTTGTTTTTTTTTACATTCCATCCTTTTTCTAAAGCAGAATAGATAAATTTCATTTTTTCCAGTTCTATGGCATCCATTATACAATGTAAAGAAAAATGAATTATTATAAAAACACAATTAATTAATTAATTAATTAATACATAAAAAATATATATTAATAATTATTATTATATTATGCCATCATTTAAGCCAAAGGCCAACAAGAAAATAATAGAACAATCTAGTATTAAAATTACAATGGATAATAAACATAATGAAAAAATGCAGGAATTTCACAATATAGAAAACTCTAAATTACCAGAAATAGATGAAAAACTGAAAAAAATGAAAAAAACATACGATGGGTATAAAAATAAAAATGTTTCAATTGAAGAAAAGTTGCAACTTATCGAGGATATAAACAAATTAAAAAAAAAGAGAAATCGTTTAAAAAATAAAAAAAAAAAATATTTGCTTGAAAACGCGGAATATATATTTGAGTATTTTAACAAAAAAAAAGATTTAACCGAGGATAACAACAAAACCAAAATATTACACTCTTTTTTTAATAAAACAAATAAAGACAATGATGGAGAAATAGAAATCAATAATATCCAACAATATCTAATTAACCAAGATTATAAATATATTAACTTAAATGATTATGTGAAAAAAACCGACATATGCGAAAGAAAAAAATGTTACGGAGAACTTGTTGCGGTAGAACACGAAGGGGTTAAAATATGTAATAAATGTGGGATAAGAATAAATTATTTATTAACAAATGATAAGCCCTCCTATAAAGAACCCCCAAAAGAAGTTTGTTTTTATGCATATAAAAGAATAAATCATTTCAGAGAGATCTTGGCACAATTCCAAGCAAAGGAAACCACACAGATACCAAAAGTAGTTATAACCGGTATAAAAAATCAAATAATAAAGGAGAGGATAGATTTGAAAGACATAACCAATATAAAGGCAAAGGATATTTTAAAAAAGCTGGGATATAATAAATACTATGAGCATATACCGTTCATAAAGGATAAACTGGGTATAAGTCCTCCCGTAATGACATCACAGTTAGAAGATAAATTGTGTAGTCTGTTCATGGATATACAACGACCCTATTCAAAACATTGCCCGGACACGCGGGTAAATTTTTTGAATTATTATTACGTTCTCTATAAAATGTGTGAATTATTGGGCGAAACCATATTTTTACCTTATTTCCCAATGCTAAAAGATAAGGTTAAACGAATTGAACAGGATGAAATATGGAAAGACATTTGTAAAGAATTAAGTTGGGAGTATATCCCAACACTTTAGGTTTATGAGTAAATATTTATTTTATGAGTAAATATTTATTTTATTATTGGGTGTTTAAACAAATCCACCGGGGAATTTAACCATATTGGCACCTATACCGAATCCGGCACCAGTTCTTACACCAGCACCTATACTTGGGGCATATGTGTCAAGGACAGCAAAAGTAGCCGTTGCCGTTAAAGCTATCAATAAAATCTCGTCCAGCTTAAGTTTGTTTTTGTTTTTTAATCCTATGGGAATTATATATGACGCGAGTGCAACCATCACGCCCTCTATGGTATATTTTATAGCTCTTCTAAATAATTCATTCATATCTACTAATCTATTTAAATCAGCAAGCATTATATTATTCCTATAGAAAAAAAAATTCTCAAAAGTATAAATATGTTTTAGTAATAAAATACTTAAAATTAATATAAAAATAAATATATAATGTCAGATAAACTTTCGGAAAAAGATTCTAAATACATTGATTTATTAGACGAGGATAAGGCCATCTCTGGTCAGAAATTCACATGTATATCATTTATAAGTCCTGAAAAAATTTTAAAGAAAAAGGACGTGTTTTTTTTTGAAGAATTCCTAAAGCATTGGGATTTTAGTAAGGGTATTCAGAAGTTTACTCAGTTTTTAAACTTCTTATCTCATAAATATAATATTAATTTTGATAAAATTATGGCCGACTTTACCGATTATACTAAAAGTGAAAACAACGAACTGGTTAAAACTAATATCGGAGATGATTACAAGAATTTTCTAGATGCAAAGGAAGATGAATTGGAGGGGGTTTTTTTAGAACAGAATAGTTTTCAAACAAATACGCGCGGTATTAAAATTAGAGGGAGCTACCCATCCCAACAGGAGGCCGAATTACGGTGTAAGGTATTAAGAGAAAATGACCCGAATCATGACGTGTATGTAGGGCCGGTTGGGACATGGATGCCGTGGGAACCAGACGCATATAAAACAGGCAAAGTGGAGTACCTCGAAGAAGAACTAAATACATTAATGCACGAAAAGAATAAAAACGAAGAACAGGCCAAACGAGAATTTGAAAACAGGGTTAAGGAATCAAAAAAGAAAGCTATTAGCGATAATATTAAAAATGCTAAAAAGAGTGGTAATGTATTAACACAAGATATTGACGCCGAAGGAAACTTAATTGGGGCGGGTGTTTCGACCGTCGAGAATAGTATTACTGATAATGAAATAATTGGGACTGCCAATATCAGAAAAGAATTATTTGAAGGCGATAACATTAGAACGAAATCCAGAGATACAACTAAATAATATAAGTAAATATAAGTAAATATAAGTAAATATAAATTGATTAAAATATTATTATATTTTTTGTAATATAATATGGTAAAAAAATATAACAAAAAAATGAAATGCGCAATGGATAATTGCAATAAAAAAACCAAGCTAACCGATTTTGATTGTAGATGCAATAAAAGGTTTTGTGCATTACACCGACTCCCCGAAACACACGAGTGTTCTTTTAACTTTAAGAATGTAGATAATACCATAGACGAAAATATACTAATGAAAAAAAAGGGGTTGGGTGGAGGGATTGCTCGTAAAATAGAAATTATATAAATTTTAACGCCACGGAACCTTTTTGGTTATATTATGTCTGGGTATTTTTACTGACACTCGATTAATTGGCCCTGGTGCTTTTCACCTTGGCCCTGGTGCTTTTCACCTTGGCCCTGGTGCTTTTCACCTTGGCCCTGGTGCTTTTCACCTTGGCCCTGGTGCTTTTCACCTTGGCCCGGGTGCTTTTCACCTTGGCCCTGGCCCTGGTGCTTTTCGCCTTGGCCCTGGCCCTGGTGCTTTTCACCTTGGCCCTGGCCCTGGTGCTTTTCACCTTGGCCCCGGTGCTTTTCGCCTTGTCCCCGGTGCTTTTCACCTTGTTCCTGGTGCTTTTCACCTTGTTCCTGGTGCTTCTCACCTTGGCCCTGGTGCTTTTCGACATGGTGCTTTTCGCATTGGCCCCAGCATTGTCCCCTTCCAAAGTGTCCACGGCAGCATCGGCAACGTCCCCGCCGGTTTTGCCCGCGTGGGCGCCGTCCCGCGCAAAAGGGTTATTGGTGCTGCAACTGACCTTCCCCTTGGACCAGACCTTTTGTTTTGGAGAAAACGAACAATCTTCTTCCAGCGGAGGAGATACCCCGTCGAAGTCTTCGTGGAAGGGCCCGGCAGCAACGCGCCGTCGCGACGAGGTGCTCCTCGATGAAACTCTGCGAGATCGCCTGCGTCGCCCGCGTCGCCTGCTGCGCCCCCGGGACGTTCTCCCCGAGCTTGGTCGCCCCCGGTCCACCCCCTTGACTTCATCGACGTCGACCTCGACGCCGTTGTGATCGCCCCTCCTGGCACGGGTGACCACATCAGCGGCTTCGGGCGAGGGGGTGTAGCGCGCGCGGGGTAATATAATTTGGTAACTCATTATAATATAATATAATATAAAAAAAATAAAAGAAGGAAGAAAAAAAATATCCCACGACTACTGAAAGATGAGTTGTGGGAAAAATGGTGTGGTGAAAAAATATGCATGTTATGCGTTTGTTGTAAAAAGACGGCGATTAAAAATACGGGGTTCGTTGCGGGGCATATAGTTGCCGAAGCAGATGGGGGGCCGTTGAATATTAATAATCCGGCACCGGTTTGCCAGCCCTGTAATCAAAGTATGGGTAAAAAAAACATGGAAGATTATATTAATAACTATTATTAACAACCATATAAAATCATTTAAATACTAATAGTATGACATCACTGAATAATAATTACAAATTAAATAATACATACGAACACGGTGGTAGCAAATGGGGGGAAACCTGTTATAATAAGCGTCGTGATTTTCTTGAGTGCGTCCGTTATTATCCCCGGGGGGGCAATAACGGAAACAATAATTTTCCTAAAAAATGTACTCTATTGTTTTGGAATTGGTCAAAAGACTGCGACAAACGTGTTTCACCCAAAGACCAAAAATTATAATATACAAATAATATAAATGTTAAAAAAATATAATTTAGATGTTTTTAAAAATTTACTTGTAAAAAAGAGAGATTTATTAAAATGCGTATTTAGTACGCTATTATTTCAAGTCTCAGTAACATCACTGGTACTTTATTTCATAAGAAGAAACAATTATTTAAATAATAGTTATTTTGAAGGCTTAAAGTTACCCATAACGGTGATTATAATTAATACGTGTTTGATATTCGCGATGCTGTCAAAAAATATGGAATTTAATCACCGCTTTATATTATTTGTATTATTCAGTATCGTAAATGGTGTACTTCTCGGGGTGGTTACAAAATATTTTTCAATCAATATAATCAATGCCGCGCTAGCATCTACATGTTTGATATTCATCCTATTTTTAATAGTTGGATTCGTCATAGTATATTTTAAAATAGATTTATCGTGGATGCGGGTGTTTTTATTATACGCGTTATTGGGGTATATAATATATTTAATCGCATCTTATTTTATACCAGTTATAAACGGCTATGAAAGATATGCTACAACGTTTGGACTTATAATGTTTAGTGTGTTTATTTTATATGATACCAACAATATATTATTAAAATATAGTGATACTAACATTGATTGTATTCGCGGCTCATTAAGTTATTATCAGGATATTATTAATATATTTGTACATATGTTGCGGAAGCGTAGACGTTGATTATATTTAAAATAAAATTAATTTTATATTTAAAATAAAATTAATTTTATATTTAAAATAAAATTAATTTTATATTGGAATTAAATTAGTTACTCGTGTTCTGTATAGGATATGGTCTTATTTTAGAACTATCCGTTGGACATTTAACCTCGTTTTCTTTGAATTTATAACAAAGACCACTATCGTCCTTATACTGCAGTCCTTTTATGTTATCCGGGTTAGGATAAACATATATAACCTTGGATGGGGGGGTTATTATATATACTAAAAAAAACCCTATGCCTAAACTAATTATAAACGTGGGAACGTGTATATATTTCATTTAATATAATAAAATATATTAATCATTTCGATCAATTGACTCATCTGACGAATCTCCTTTATCGACATTATCTATGTTATTTGATATTATTGTTGCTGGTATAATATCTATTTCATACTTGTTAATGTGGTGATTTGTCTGTATTAACCTATGTTCATAAACCACGTTTTTATTAATAGAAAAATTTTCTTCAGATATAATTTTATTTATTGTATAACCCAATTCCCGGCGTTTTGTAACAAGGGGTTTTAATTCTTTTATATAAAGTTCCATGGGTTCGTCTAAAATACCCACGTTTCCATCATCTTTTATATCGCCAACCAACCCCTTAAACCTATTAATTAATTCCTCAATTCTAATACCACTTTCCTCAATGTATTGTTTTTGGTAGGTAATATCCTTGATACCCGCGTCCCCGGGTATTTTCAACTTATTATCAAGTTCTTTATATAATTCCTTACTCGATGCACTATATTTCTTATAGAATATTTTCATCTCGTCAAGTGTCTCTATGGCATCATCGTCTTGAATTAATCCGTGTAGTAGCGATAATTTAGTAGTTAATATATTTGTTTTTATGTATTCTAAATCTTTTTCTAAATCTTTAAGCAAAATGAAAATATTACTATATTCACCCAGGTCTATATATATAGACAGGGCGCATGGGTTTTTTTTATCACCGCATCCAGCCGTTAAAATGTTCCCAAGTCTATTAAATGTAGAACCACTGTTGCCTTTACATGTTACGCATTTCATAGATATATTTTTTATTCGCTCCCTCTTTTCTCTAATCGAATAATCATTATTTCTTATGATCTTGTTTTTTTTGTTATCATACTTTCTCTTATATTCGCCTTTTAAATCATAATACCTTTTTATTGCAGTGTCTACATTATTCATTTATAATTATATGGTATAATATTTTTTATGTAATTGAACAAATGAGCTTTCAAACTTTGGTATATTGGTTATTAATTCTTCATCCTTCTTTTTCGTTTCAAGGCTAATTCTTTTAATTTTATCTAATAAATATGTTTTACTTTGTTTAATCCTCTTATTCCGTTCAATGTCCGTGATTTTATATTTTTTTTTATATAATATAAATAAGCCAAGCATTGAAATAAAAATTAATAGAAAACCAACGTTAAATATCATTTCATAGTATTTGGTTTTTACATTATAACAACTTTTAAGAGATTTGCATAAGAAGTATTTAACACCTGGTTCTATTAAAACGGGATTAGTATCCATAATAACTGGTAGAAAAAAACAAAAAAATATAATACATAAATATATATGATAATAAAAGAGTTAATGAATGGATTATTACCAAATGCATTGTTTATATTAATAACAATCGGTTATTTTATACTAAAATATATAACAGTGTCCGCTTATCTAGAAAAAAGCGTGAAAGATGTGAAAGATGTGAAAGATGTGAAAGATTTAAGTTATTTAAATAAAATTCGCGACGGGGAAAATACAATTGTTTTAATTTTATTTCCAATACTTTACCTGGGGGTAGTATTTATAACCTCTTTAATCGTTAATTTCGGTATTAACGCCGACAAATGCGAAAATGTATTTGGTAATCTATTTAAAATATCGTTGTACGTTTTTATTCCTTTGGTAACTATATTATTTCCAATAATGTGTTTGGTATATAAAATAAAAGGTTTTAAAGCTCCGTTTTCAAATACATCGGGGTTATTATATTGTGTCATGTTTAAAAATGCGACGGCGGTGGTTGATAAATTTAACAAATTGTTCCCCCCTTCAGGTGGGTTAAACGGGTTAAACGTTAACGATTTGCCAGAAACAGGTGCTATAGATAATCTGTTGGATACAACCGATGGGTCATCCGGCGACAACGACGAGAGCAAAGACGAAGATATATTAAATTTTTATAAAATTTTGATCGCAAGAGATATGATAGGAGAAATGTGGTGGTATTTATTGGCGGGAATATTGGCATCAGTTGTATCCATTTCGTTGGTATCTGACATTAGATGCAAATATACTGAAAAAAAAGTTAAGGAAACCGAAGAAGAATATTTCGAATTGATGGGGAGATCATAATCTAATATAATAATGAATTATTAGATATGATAATATTGCTAATATAATGGCAAGTAACCATGCTGGAATTATTGTCTTTTCTTTATAACCAACCCCGAATTTCCTTAGTTCGCCATTTTTTTTATACATAAACGACGGATTAGCCTTTTGTAATATGGCATACAGGGCGACAAATATTAATATTGTTAATGTGACCGGTTGTTTTCTTATTAATAATTTATACATTAAATTATATATAGATTATTTTTAAAACATTTCATCGCCATCCCCATAAAAATCGTCATCCTCTGCCTGTCCTTGTATTTCTTTGTTTATATCGGTTTCGTGTAATAATCCAACTTCGTCGTCGTATAGTTTATCAAAATTATTAACATCAAAACCCTCAGTTGTTCCACGTTCTAGGTCATATTGCTCTGAATCATATTCGTACAAAGCCTTCGTTTGACCCAACCCCCAATTACCTATTTTATGATTTTTCATCAAATCCTCGGTTTGACGTTCCTCCTTTGCTAAATTACCCAATCTCTGTGTCATATTTTCTTTCTCTTTCTCCTTCTCCTTTAACACCTGTTCGGTTATTTCCTTATTGGTTTTATGTATGGTTTTTTTACTCTTTTCCATTAATGTAAGAATTTTAATAAAAAACCGCGAAGTGTCCTCTTTTAATTTGTTTTGATATGAGTTCAATTCCAAATCGTCCCCGGTGTCTTCATCAGAATCAAATTGCGTGGTTTTAAAAATTTTATCAGGCTCCTTTATTTGTTCTATAGTTAAGATATATATATTCAAAATAGACACGAAAAAATACGTCATTATATTTTTACTTAAATTATATTTTAATATAGTCGTATCGTCTATGGTTATATCGTCATTTGTTTCATCGGAACGAGATTTTCTACCCGGAGATTTTCTACCCGGAGATTTGCTACCCGGAGATTTGCTACCCGGAGATTTGCTACCCGGAGATTTGCTACCCGGAGATTTGCTACCCGGAGATTTGCTACCCGATAACACCTTGGGATATAATAAACATACCCTGTTTCTAAACTCGTCTATTAATTGTATAGATTTATCATTTTTTATTTTATCAAATAACATTTTTAAATTTTCGTTGTCATGAAAACTATTAAAATATTCGTATCCGGAAGAAATTATTTTGGTAATATCACTCACGTGGTTTGAGCTCAATTTTTTAGAACCTTTATTCCAGTGGTCTGGTATTATATTGGTTTTATTAGTTACCCCATTTTTAATAATATTAGGATATATATTTATTATATTCCCAATGAATGTATTTATAAACGAAATATGATTAATAGTTGTCTCGTCTATATTGTTAATATATATGTTATCTCCGATTATTTTCCAACTATCAAAATTTGTCAAGAATTTTGATATTTTCTTGTTAATTAATGAATTGCTATTTTCAAATTCGTCGTCGTTTAAAAAACCACATATCTTCTTTTTTAAAGTTGTTATTTTTCCCGATAGTCGTAGTTCTATTTCGCTATATAAATCGTCGTCGTGTTCTGAATTAATATATTGATTTATCATTTGTATAACGTCGTTTATATCCTCCATATTTTCATCCATGCTTTCTCCTTTGCTTTCTCCTTTGCTTTCTCCTTTGCTTTCTCCTTTGCTTTCTCCTTTGCTTTCTCCCTTGCTTTCTCCCATTCTTTCTCCCATTCTTTCCTCCTTACCTTTCATGTATTCTAAATGGCGAGTAATAAACGTTTCAAATGTTTTTTCGGGTGTTTCTATTTTTTTATTAACGTTAATTGGTAGTATGTTTTTTTTATTTATAATATCAAGTAATTCGGTTAAATCGTTCTTTGTATAATTTTTACCCTCCGATTTTAATACGTCTATTTTAGAATGGATGTCATCGTTTTCGTTAAAACCACTTTCATTCGTTTCGCATACGTTTATGTATTCGGGGAGTAAAGTCGTCCCGGTATTAAATCTACAATGCTTTATTATTGACGTGTATATAATTTCTTCTGAAAATTCTTTGTTAGCTATCATATATTTTATCTTTGTATCAGTGTCGTCCAACAAAGACCCGGGTAAATGCAACGCATCTATTTCACTTATGTACTTTTCTAACCCAATGATTTTATCATTATCATTAATTATGTTATTGGTATCGCTGTTAAAATAATTTACAGGGATCATTTCCCCATCATAACAACAAGCGTTTTGTATTATAATATCATCGTTCGCATTATGTATTAACAGTTGGGTTTTTTCCACACAATTTCTTATCTTTTCAATTATTGAAAATGAATATTCTTTCAATTTGCCTTCAATTATCCTTTTATTTTCTATAGACGGAGTACCTTTTAATATAGACGGCTTAATATCCGATACTTCCGGTATATAAAAAGTATTTAATGGTGGTAGAAACCCATTAAAATCCGAATTAGCGTCTAAATCGATATTTGATTTGGATTCACCCTTTGTTTCACCGTCTTCTTCCAAAGAAGATAATTCTAATTTCTTATTGTATATTCTTTTTATAACATCCTCGTTTTTTATTATTTCATTATCTATGTAATTTTTAATTGATAACATAACCTGTTTTAAAATAGTTTTTAAAGTATCTCGTTTAAATGATGGTAGGGTATTCCATGGGATACTTTTTCTAGATGCGGATGCTATTTTTAAAGAAACGCATGCTAAATATTGTAAACCAGCAATATTGGATACACCTTTTTCGAAGGGATACCCCGCAAAAGAATTTTTCCCACAACCCTTAAACGTTGGTGCTCTAACCGAAGGGGTGGTTGTTTGGATTGTTATTAATAAATATCCTATGGTTAAAGTAATTAGGGCAAGGTTAAATTTCTTATCGTAATCTTTGGCATTTGGTTTTTTTGATACTTTCATATATTTTTCTTTGGACGGAACGATTGCGCGCAACGATTTCTCCACATTGATTATAATAAAATCCGTTTCCGATATAATATTAATACCCATTTGTCTGCATAACGTATTAACTACGTTTTTAATAATTAACCCAGCCTTTGAATAATTGGACGTGTCCTTTCTTGTAAAATTATTATCATTCTCGGTGAAGATATCGTTTTCAAATAATGACCGCGAAACCATTTTATAACCGGTTTCATCGTATCCCTCGTCCGTGTTCATTTCTATATACTTAATAACGTGTCCTGAATATTTGTCAACTATTTTATCCCCGTCATCGCTTTGTGTCCCCTGTTCATTGCTAATTGTATCTAACATAGACTCATATGTTCCCAACAAAAAGGATGTTGCTAATTTTTTATAAAACATTGGCAATAATTTTACGCCCGCTTTAACACAATAAAACCAATTCATATCTTCTCCTTCGTTTGGCATTCTACATACGTTTTCAATAAAAAGTAATATAAGTTTCTGTTTATTCTCAAAATTCGATTCACCCAATATGACATCCCTTAACCCACTGTATTCGGAACTCAATATATCGCGTTCCTTTAATTGTTTACCTATATAAGATTTAACAACGTCAAATCTTAATAATTCGGTGTTCCTAAGTTCGTTTAGTTTAAACGCTCTGTATTCATTGTAAACGAGACTACTTCGTAAAATATGCTCGAGGCGTTTTTTATCAACCGCGTTTACGCTATCAAATTTATCCAATATTTCAGTTAATATGTTTGTTTTTATATCTTTTTTATTTTCATCGTATGATTTACATTGTTCGTTAATCGATAAACATGAATTTTTTAAATTGCAGAAGTTTTTCTTCGAAAGTTCAAACCCATCCAATTCTTTTTCATGAACCCATGTCCCACCGGTGCGTTTATAAAAAATATTAACCCCCATATCCCCTCTTTCATCTATAATATAAGAATAATCCCCTTCTTGGACCTTTCTTTTATTATTAACTAGCGCGTCCGCTTCTATATGAACCTCATTCAACGATAATCCCACGTTTTCTATTAAATGGTCTATTAAATGTTTCTTAAACCCATCTTCATTTAATTCTTTTTTTATATCGACGAAATCTCCCAATATGTCGTATCGTGTCTTATCGTATTTTTTATCATAATAAATTTCGGGGTTATTATTGTCGCCTTCCAATTCTTCAATATCAAAATAATATTTTGCTAAATTGAACTCGGGGCATTCATTTCCCTTCGATTCCTTTGATTCGCCGTGGTGTTTATCTAGTTCTATTTGTATCTTCTGTTCCATGGAAACATCGTTCATATCTACAAATAAATCCAATGTTGATAAAGATATAGAATTATTTAAATATTCACCATTGTCTTGGATTAATATTTTCCTCATAAGTTCATTTGTATAGAGACGCGATGACTTTACCGGTATACCATATGCTTTAAATAGACTTGTCCTGTTCTCCCCATCCATCAAATTAAATAATTCATTATCGATCATATTATTTTTATTAACCACGTTTCTAACAAAGAACCCATTTTCCCTATCCCTTTTATCCAAATCCGTTTTTATTTTTCTTATCTCCCCCCTTAACCAATTAACCATGGTCTCATATTGTTTATATGTTATGTCATCGTGATAAATAAGAAATGGTTGGAGCTGGTCAATTAGTGAAGTGTAATTGGCAACGTTGGGTGTATCATACGCGTCATCACTTATTAATTTGAATATATCCGACGTTTTTGGTATAATTTTATCTAAAAACAATTTCATATCCTTTTCCATATAATCATCGTTTCGGTCTAGTTGTTCATTGCTTTCATTGGTGAATATATACGATTCGGGGATTTTCAAATATTTATCAGTTACCTTGTAAGATTTTTTTCTATCATAAAGGTCGCTTCGAGTAACTATATTATTCTCTATTTGGGTATTACTATTTATAAAATCGCGGTAATCAAAATTAATTAAATTATAAACCGATTTAGTGTAAATGTTTGTATTGGGGAGATTTATGGACGAATACTTAATTATGTTTTCTGGTAATTTTAAATACCCCATAATTCTCAATGAATCACCCTTTAAATTTATATCTATGTTATTTTCATTACCGAGTTTACATTTTAAATCAAAATTAATATCGGGTACAAAACGGTTAATAGTAAATAGATTTTGTGTTAATTTAAATTTTGAATTTCTGTTAATTTCGTATTCCTTATTTACATTATAAGAACCATTAACGGACGATGAAAAAAATTCATTATTTGATGAATTCACACCTTCTATGGGTATGGGGTTTTTTATTGTTGCTATTATATCCTGTTCTTCGTATGATAGGGTGTATGGTTTTAAAAATTCGTTAGTTGCCTTATTTAAATATTGAACCTTGTTTTCTCCACCCGGTGTATTATTCTGTTTATAATTATATACTGTATCTGTTAGGGTTTTAAAATCAATATCAAAAGTTGTTTCGTTGGTATTAAAGTTTGATTCTATTACGATATCGTCGTCATTGTCGTCTATATCATGGTATATATTTTTATTATGTTTATATATGGGTAGCAACCAATGTAATCTCTTATTTAGTTTCGACATTTCATTAATTAACGGGGCGTGATTAATACCATCTATTTTTGATATCCCAATATTGCCATTTTCATTTATCTTTGAAAATTTCTCTCTAAGTTCACAATATCTTTCCACTATTTTATTAATTTTATCTAATACGTATGGGTTTCTGTTTTTGGTTGGGATACCAGATAATAAATCATCCAATAAGTCGTTGGCTTGATAATTTAAACTAAATCTCTCTTCCCAGTCCTCAACATCAACAATCCTGTCCAACTCAAATTTATTCCCCAATTCCATTTCATCAGCTTCAAATATTATTTCCATTCTATCCTTGGCACTAACATTAACACGTAATTCATCATCCTCGTCATTTCCATCACCCTCGCCATTTCCCTCGTCATTTCCATCACCCTCGCCATTTCCCTCGTCATTTCCATCACCTTCGTCTTTTATTTCCCCATCCTTCCCATATAACCGGGCGTCTACGGGTGGATTAAATAATTCTATAGATTCAATTGGTATGTTTTCGGGTATCCCCTTATATCCGAAATCAATGTATAATTTTTTTTTATCATTATATTCAGAGACCTCTATCATATCTTCTTCTAAATTTGTAATTTGACCATTAATGACAAATGGTATTTCACCCGAAAATCGTACCGATACGTTTGTCCCAAATAATAAATTATTTTGCCTGGCATACCCACGTTTTATTGATTTATTTAATATATGGATATCTTTTATAGACTTATCCGATAAATATTCCTCAGTTAAACCCAAATCATGTGGTTCATTGGTTTCTATATTGATTAATTTTATTTTATTTGAATCTACATAATTCACATAAAACGCCTTCTCGTGTAATTCGGCGTTGGTCGGGGAGTATATCTTTATAATATCACCCAAATCCATTGTTATTTTAGTTTTTTCTATATCTCCGGACATTGTTCTTATAGTTAGAGTAGAAATTATATTAGATTACATAACTATAAAATATTTTTATAAATCCAATTAAAGACATTTTTGGATGAAATAATAGTATGAATCCCAACAATGTTTTTGATGTTAATAAACTGGTTACGGATAAGGTGTATGCGTTGGAAAATAACATCAATGTTATAGCCCTCAAAAGTATGCTATTTAAAAAACTTACCAAAAGCCTCAGGGACACAAAGCCGGACGAAAATGACTGGTTGAATAAAGTAACCGAACTAAAAAAATCAATCCACGAAGAGGAAGATAATTCTTCTAGATTTATACTTCGTTATGATAAAAAATATTTAAACGATGATAATAACGATTCACTTGGTTTGTTTAGATCGCTTATAACAGATGGTACTAAAATCCTTTCATTTTCACCACCAAAATCTACCAAATTAAACGTTTTTAAATCCAATAGTGAAGCGGATAATTTAGAATATTTAGAATACGTTGAGGGGACGATGATTAATATGTATCATGATAATACGTGGAAAATAGCAACAAGGAGTTCAATTGGGGCAGATGTGAAATTCTATAAAGAAAGCACCAAGACCTTTAAGGGTATGTTTTCGGAGGCTTTTTCTGAAGCTAAATTGGATTTTTCAATGTTTTCAAAGGACTATTGTTATTCCTTTGTTTTACAGCACCCCGAGAACAGGATAGTTGTCCCTTTTACAGAATCAAAAATCATTTTAACCAATATTTATAAATGTGATGGGTTTCTTGTTAAAGAAATAGATTTTAATGATGCAACTATCAAATGGATTAAAGACGCCGATCGTGAAAAAATCAATCACCCACGTGATATCAGAGACGTTATTGGCCTAAATAATAATAATAATAGTAATAATAATAATAATAGTAATAATAATATTGAAGACATGATTAAAAGTATTTCCCGTGGAGTAGATTATAAAATCGTTGGCATGGTTATATATAATCGAAATAAAGGAATACGGTATAAAGTAAGAAACCCGGATTATGAAAGGGTTAGGCAATTGAAGGGGAATAGTCCGAAAATACAGTATCGATATTATACATTAAGAAAAACCGGGGATGTCGGGAGATATTTAAAATATTACCCAGAGAGCAAAAATAAATTCACGGAATTAAAAACCCAGCTCCACAATTGGACATATAATTTGTGGGTTAATTATATTAATTGTTTTGTTAAAAAAGAAAAATCCCTGAAAAGCTACCCATTCGAGTTTCGGACACATATGTTTAATTTGCATTCAATATATTTAAATCAGTTGCGAAACGATGGGTACATTGTTACTAAACGGGTTGTTATTGATTATGCAAATAATCTTCCATGTGAATATTTAATGTCTTCTATTAACTACCCCTTAAGAAAGGGGGGAATATTAAAAAATATAACCGAAGATTTGCAAAAGTTATAGTTATTATTTTAATTTATATAATTAATTAATTAATAAATATTTATATTATCTGATAATGTATTGTATATTTGAATATTCTCATTACATGCGTCTGTGATTATTTCTACAATATTTGATATTTCCGTATCGGCTTTAAGTTCTTCATTAAATCCGATTCTAAGGTTGCCGTGCGTATCGTGTGGGTGGGATTTATTAAAACCAACATAACTGAGAGTTTTACCGTGTTTATAGTATTTTTCATGGAGAACGTAATCTAAAATCGCTCCTATAGTATAATCTGTATTATCCAAAACAATATCATAGCTGTTTTTAATCGTGGATTTATTATTTTTAATTACCATTTTATCAGAATAATCGGGTTCCGAAAAATTATTTATAATTGTTTCTAATTTTTTAATAATAATTCCACAGGCTTTCATTACAATGTCTTTATTTTCAAAAACCCCAATCGTTTGGACGATAAAATCAAAACTATCGTCTATAAATAATCTCTTTGAGTGATGGTTAACCCAGTCTGACTTTTTTGTTTTAATTATTTCCGGTGTATTGGTTTCATCCTTATTTAATTCGATTTCTTGTTCAACCCAAGCATCATTACCACGTATCTTATCGGGGGTATTCATATAAGTAGCACACGATACAATATTATAAACACCATCGTCTTCAGCTTCATTCATTGAAAATCTAGCCGTTAGTTTAATATATTGACCCGGGAAACTATCAGATAACTTGGGTAAAAGTTTGACTATCAATATGTGATCACCGGTTATACTATTCGGGGGGAATATTTCCATAACGAGTTCGTCTGGTAAATATTTATCGGTTTTCATATCCTTTATTTTAAAATCCTTAGTGGTTACCAATATAGTATGCTTGTTTGTATTCGTAACATTTAATTCGACTAATAAATTATCATAATTATCCCATACGCTTTCATTGAAATATACCGGGATACATGTAATTCTATGCTTTATTATTTCGTTGTTTAACCCCGTGGTATTTTCTGTAATATGTATTTGATTTTCAGAATGAGGAAACCCCCTGAACCCCAGTGTTGGGACATCGGATAAAATCGTCCGCCTAAGACCATTCGCGTAACTATGGTTTAATCCGGATATTGTAAATTTTAATATATCCGAATCAGATGTATTTATACTTTTTATATAATTCACAGGCGAACCCTTGCCTTCCGACGAATGTTTGCTTTCCGACGAACCCTTGTCTTCCGACGAATGTTTGCTTTCCGGCGAACCCTTGCCTTCCGGCGAACCCTTGCCATCCGACGAACCCTTGCCTTCCGGCGAAATTTTAGGAGATTTTTTACTTTGCGACATTTATATTATTATTAATATTATATTAATATTATATTAATTTAATTATTAAATCAATTTATAATTTAAGTTAAAATCTGGAAACCAATATAAAAAATAATATTAAATGACAGAAGTTTTATATTATAGTAATTATTGCCCCCATAGTAAAGAATTATTAACATATTTATCAAAAAGTAAAAAGAAGAATGATATACATTTTATATGTATTGATAAGAGAGAAAAACATAAAGATGGAACAACTCATATTATATTAGATACGGGGAAGAGGCTATTATTGCCACCCACGGTTACAAACGTCCCTTCAATCTTATTATTGCATCACGGCAATAGAACCATAAACGGGCTTAAGGAAATATATAATTATTTTAAACCGGGTGAAATGGAAATAAATAACGAGGCGACAATGGAGAATGGCGAACCCACGGCATTTTCATTGTCGGAAATGGGGTCGACTATATCAGATAATTATTCATATTTGGATATGACGCCCGACGAACTATCCGCTAAAGGTAGTGGTGGTTTAAGAATGAAACATAGCTTTATTGAAATAAACGAATCCCCCGCCATACAAACCCCACCCGAAGACTATATCCCAAATAAAGTAGGGGAGGTTGATTTAGGGAAATTGGAACAAGAAAGAAATAAGGATATACGGGAAACAAGTAAAAAAAGTTAATTCAATATTAATATATAATTATATAAATAAAATTATATATTAAGATATAATGAGTATTGTCAAATTGTTTAATTCACAGTTTAATGAATTTTTAAATGACATGGTAACTGTTTTCCCAGAAGATGGGGATATAAAAACTGCCAAATTCATACACAATAATATATCTTCATTCTCTCCATCGCTTCCAATTAAATTATGGTATTCAAACATATATATCAATTATTATAATGATTTGGAAAAGGGGGGATTTGATTCTTTATTTACTAAAAATTTCGAGGAAGTGGTAAATACATACGATGACGCTAATTCAATATTAGAAATTATTAACATTATCAAGAAACTTGCACTAACATTATCAAGTAGCAATAAGGATAAAATTTATAAATATATGATAAATTTATGTAAAATATCAAAAATATACCATGATAAAATTTAAAATAAAAAATAACGTAATATGGTTATCGATATCCCCCCACGGGTACATCCCCGTATAATTAGTCGTATAATTAGTCGTATAATTTAATTATTTATTTAATTAAATAATTAATTCTATTATAAATAACTAATATTTAAACGTATAATAAATATTAATTCATACAATGAACGATTCACCCATTACCCAAAATTTTAAAAATATAATTTCCGATTTTTATTCAGACCTATCGAACACGTTCCCCGAAATTAAAAACGATTTAACACCAATTCTAAGTGAATTAGAAGTAATTAAATCACTTAAAATAGACGATATAAGTGAATTGGATAATATACCAAATCTTAAAAACTTATTCGAATTTTGTAAAAACATTTACCCTGAAAGATTTTTCGATTTATTGTATAAAAATGATGATATTTTCACAAATGATACGATAGATACCGAATTTTTGCCGGGAATAGATTTTAAAATACTTTGGAAAAAAGATATTTCGGATAATACCAAATCAATATTGTGGAAATATCTACAATTAATATGTTTTTCTATAATTAAAAATGAGAACGACGACGGAACCTTTAGGGACACCGCCGCATTATTCGAAACCATTGATGAAAACGAATTAAAAAAGAAACTAAAGGAAACAATGGAACAAATGAGCAACGTTTTAAGCGAATCCACCGAAACATCTGGGGATTCAAGTGATACAGGTGGGGGTGATGAAAATATTAAAACAAATTTAGAAGATTTATTCGGAGATTCTTCGAATAATATACCCGACCCGGATAAATTACACGAACACATTACCGGTCTATTGGGTGGAAAATTGGGACGACTGGCATCAGAAATAACAGAAGAAAGCTTCGGCGATTTAACGGATATTTCTGGAATAAAATCGATGGATGACATTTTTAAAAAATTTTTAAAAGATCCTTCTAAGATTTTGAATATTATTAAAAAAATAGGTGGTAATTTAGATAAAAAAATAAAATCGGGCGAAATTAACGAAAGGGAAATTATGGAGGAGGCCGGAGATTTAATGAACAAATTGGATAGCATACCCGGTCTTAAAAATATGAAAAAAATGATGACAGAAATGGGTCTGGATATGGGGAACAAAAAAATGAACTTGGGGGCCACAAAACAAAAATTAAAACATACCATGAAATCCATGAAAACAAGGGAAAGAATGAAAAAAAAATTAGAAGGTAGAAAAGACAACACGACCAACCAAATAGAATTATTGGAAAGGCAGTTGGCGGAAGCAAGGGCGGAAAATACCAAAAATAAAATATTAAAGGATTTAGATAAAGAGGATAGTTCAAAAAAAAAAAATAAAAGAAAAAACAAACGAAAAAATAAAGTGTGAATGTACCCCATTCATTTAACCGATTCATTTAACCGATTCATTTAACCGATTCATTTAACTGATTCATTTCATTTAATTAAAATAAAATAAATTATATATAAATGACTTTCTGGTTTAATAAACCAAGTATACTGATTGATAAAAATGAAATTACTGAAATATGGTTAAAGAAGAATGGTAGTTTGGATAAAAACCTAAACGCTATTACCAGAATAGTGATATTACTTACATTCATTGGCTATTTTTTAACCCGCGACTATAAGATTATAGTAACGAGTATTATAACCATTATAGTAATAGTCGCAGTTCAAATGATTAAAAAACGGGAAACACTGAAAGATAATATTAATAATATAGCCGAGGGTTTTAAAACGACCCCGAATAATGATTTTGTAAAACCAACAAAAAATAACCCCATGATGAATGTTTTGTTAACCGATATTAAAGATTCCCCGAATAGAGCTTCGGCAAATCCTTCGTTTGCACCCAAAATAAACAAGGATATAAAAACCAAGGTTAAAGAAATTGGATTAGATTCGAAACTTTTTTCTGATTTAGGAGAGAATATTTTATGGGAAAGGGAAAGCGAATTAAGTGATTCTATGAAAAGATTTTATACAACAGCTAATTCCCGCGTGGTTAATGACCAAAACGCATTCGCCAAATTCTGTTTTAACAATACCGCATCATGTAAAGACGGGTTAACTGTAAATTGTAAAAAATAATATAATATAATATTATATATAATTATAATGACGACATACAATAGTTATAAATTTGATAATTTGTCAAGAATAGGAAACGATTTATGCGGGATTAATGCGAGGGATTTACAAAATAATTCATTCGGGTCGTATATCACTACTAATTATTTCCTCGGATCATCTAACTCCACGGTTAATTTTGCCACAAAACAACCAAATGTATTTTTTAAAGGTGGGAACGGAACATGTTGTGCAGGAGGGGATAATATCGGCGTGGATTCTAAAATGAAATTGGGTAGCGAACAAATAAACAAGAGGTGTAAATTAAATTTACAACAACGTCCGTTTATGACCGTTCCGTTTTTAGGACGTGGTCCGGCACAACCCGATATGGAAAGTAGAATAGTACAGGGTAGTAGCGTAAATGATACAAAATCAAATAAAACTATTACAGAACTCTCATTTAATAATCACAGTATAACTCCCTTAATTCCCGAAATTGAGGAAACCATACAAAACCCGGAATATTTAGTTGAAAGTTCTGCGGCAGAAGGTTGGATTAGAGGAGGGTTGCCTAGTCGCGAAATATCTAAAAAAAAAGACTATAATATCAGAGTTTCTAGGTAAATAATATTAAAGTGTTCGCCCCAATATAATTATAAATGCAAACTTATAATTATTCCCACGATTTAAACTATAAAAATAATACCAGTGATACAATGTTTAGAAAAGAATTACTCGATTGTTTTAATTTAGAACAATATGATGATAAAATCAACGATTTAATATATAATTTATATTTAGAGGTTAGCGATCATTATCCCGCGATTATACAACATGTAAAAAAAAATAACAATATATGCTCTCTATTTCAACTAGAAGATAAGGAATGCTTCAAATTATTATTTAGTTGGGACAATTTTCACCATAATCATTTATTGTTAAAAAGCATTAATTCTAAAAGTAAAACAGATATTGAAAAATATAAAAAATTATTAATAAAAAATATAGGATAATATAATATATTATAATATATCAATGACCGATACTAGTTTGAAAAATTCGACGTGTTTATATAATCAACAATTGGGCGAATCTAATAAAACAAAACATTATAATTTATATAAAAATAAATGTGTTCCATCTAAAACCATGATGCCGGACAGGGGTATAAATATGCCCATGATGCTTAATGGGTATAATAATAATGTATTATCAAACAATGCATCAGACATCGAAAGTTATTTATATGGTATAGGTTCTTCAAATCTAGTAGAACAATATAAAAAACCACGTTTTCATTTAAATCAATTGGACAATGTTAAGTTTTTCAATACCAATACCGTGGTTTTACCCGACCCTCTTATAATTGAACCAAACCAACGCCCTTCTGGTCCATTCTGTTAAAAAATATATAATATTAAATATATATATTATTATATATAATGTCTTTCACAAGATTCAATTACGATGATTGTAGAACAGAAAAAATGTTGGAAGAATCTACTGGACCCGGGAGATATTTATTGAATACACCTGGGTGGGGTAAAACACCCTCGTATTTCAATGACCCACAAATTCGTATGCAAAAATGGGGGGGGAATTTACGTTCTTCTAATGGTGGCGCAATTGATATACATAGCAGCTTGTTGGGAATTACCCAACCATTGTCTAAAGACTGCATAAACAAACGAAAAGCTGATATAAAAACATATAAAAATGTATATCCGGCAAATAAAAATACAATAACGCACGAATCACGTGCCACACACCCCGCTTGGATGTATAAAGATTTAGAACAAGACCATAGACAATATTTACACTTAGATCCCCAAGAAAACGCTATCGTCGGTTTTAGCAATAATCTAAATACGAGATTATTGGAACGGGATACACACCTTCCCGATATACCAACCCTTGTTTTACAAAAAGATAATTAAAAACCTTACAATTTAATGCGCGACCATTATTATTAATATCATTCATTTAAATAGGTAATTTGTTTAGGGAAATACAACGCCCGGATTGACGAGTTAATTGTATTGGGGGGCCAACGGAACCAATACCTATGAAGTCTGTGTTGTTATTTGGGCACGCACTGCCCCATATTTTTATATACGATACCCTTGTTTTAAAGTGAAGTTCTAAATGGCGGAGCGTTTGTTTACCAATCATACACCTACACCAGGGGTGGGGAGACAATCTGCATTCCAAACACGACATGGTTCCGTTCTTTGCGAGTCTGTTATCCATTTCATATTTTATCCTAAATAATAATATTATTATTACCATATTATTATTTCAATTTTATTACAATATCTTTTCCGATATATAAACGGGTAACATATACTCGGTATCTCTACACGAACTATCGATCCAATCTAACGTCAATGGCATTGTTTCGGCCAAGGGCGCCTTTCTAGTCCACCTTTCCTTATTTAATAATATATTGAGCTTCTTAATCCTATTCTTAACACCGCCGGCGTTTCGTGGTGGGACATGCTTTAGGGCCCATTCAAATTGTAGGGATTCTATCTTAGTAGGGAATCCCGATATCACACATACGTGTTTCCAACCTTTACCTTTACTCGTCGTATACTTTGCTCCACCACTAATTTCCCCATTATGTGCCCTTAATCGTTTTATAACATTGTTTGATACGCCTACATAAGTATATCCTCTATTTTCTATTATATAACACGACCAGTTATCCATATATATATCATTTATTATTGTTTTATGGACAGACCAACGGGGGCGGAGGCTGGGCTAAGTTCACTCGCGGGAGCTACGCGCAAGTCCAAGGCAAGTAGTACATCCAGAGTACCGCATGCCGGGGTACGACATATCGTTTCCGTTCGGAAAAGCCAGAGATGTTCGCAACTCACCTTCTGATTCAGACCCCTCCAACTCATCTTCCAATAGTGGCATCCCCCACTACCGTTCCTGCTGTCCGGTATTATGAGCCGAAGGTCAAGGGTTCAAACCCTTACCGAGAAATTTTTTATTTTAAAGCTTACTATTTAATTTTTCATTTTTATAGGAGATAATTGAACAGTTTAATGCGCATTAAATAAATCTGGCCTAGATTTCCCCCTTATTGTGGATTTTCTTGTTTTACACCGGTATAACAAATAAAATTGAAGTACAATTTTAATTGGGTATTAAAGACATAAAAACAAACAACTATAAAATGTCTTTAATTGGGTATTAAAGACATAAAAACAAACAACTATAAAATGTCTTCAACGCACCAAGAATTTAACCAAACAGTAACAGATTACGCGGCTTCGGACATAAGCCAACATTACGCGGATCTTATGTGCAAAAAGCCTTCTGGTTGCAACGTCGGTAAATCAACACCACAGGAAGACGTATACGCATCCGAAGTCGAAGGT